CCTTGTCCGCGTTTTAACCGGAACACATCAATAGAATTCGGCGACTGATAATGTATCGTCGTCCTATCAAACTTTCTCCGGAAAAACAAATAGACACACCTGGAAACCAAAAAGAACGTTCCTACTTACGACCGTGTATGCTACCATAGGAAAGGTAGTCACAATTCACAGCTGTAATTTTAGGCAAAATTTCTGGTGATAACTCGTGAGCTCGCCAACCATATTTTTGATGGTTACGAGAGGTCATATCTGACCAACCATAATCGACGAGTTTAGTACGCAAGGCTTTCTTTTTTAGCGAAGCGTATTTACGCGCATTACGAGAAAGTCGTAGGTGACTAACCTTACGCTTCTCGTTTTCATAACGATTGAGACCTTCCCAATTTCCTACCTCGTCCTTACGACGAACAAACATATACCAATACAAACAGCCAATATCTGGCTCTTCATTATCGGGAATAGGAACTGGATTTCCAAAAGCGCTACTAAAACTATGATGTAGCAATCATGGAAATACCAATTCTTATCTACCGATTGTATGCGTATGTTATTAGTATACATATACTTCATGGTTTGGAAATCGGCATCTGAAGGAAGTCCAGGGAGGCCAAGTCCTCCATAACATTTAGGAACATTATAGCCTACGAGGCGAGAATATTCTCTCAAAGAAGGTGAATTCTTCACTGCATTAAGGAGAGTCGGAATGTAGTTCTTATTGAAGTACAAACGGGCCCTTTCTAATATCTCAGTGCAAGAACCTTCTAATTCTTTCATAAAATCCGAAAGAGAACTCTCGTAGTCTAAACCTTCAACATCAATCGATTCGGAAGTACTCGACCTTTTCTTGGCCGAGGCTATTCCCGAAAGGACAACAGGTACACGACGCCATAGGCGACGGAGGGGTTCCACAAAACGACCGTTAATAAAACGGCCTGAAGATTTATAAACATGTCCACAAGGGACAGATGGCTTTAGGCCAAAACCTTCAAGATTCTCCTGTACAACAAAAACACGAGAATTCATTTGTAAACGCCCTATACAATAATCGACCTTACCTGGAGACGGGGAAAGACCCATCTCACGTCCCAAATCGTTCCATCGTTGATAACATGGAAGATTAGCCTCAAAAACGCAGTCATCCCCATTGATTAAAAGACTATCAGCAGTCCAATCAACAGGATTCATTTCCATGGCAGTCCGACAAAGGACATAATTAGCCAAACATAAAATAGGAAATGAAGAGACAGAACCCATTAATTGACCTCTTGTTTGAGATCGAAGTGGCTTAGAGAAATCAAATTCTGGCCAAAGGGTTTCGCGTAGGTCCTTACCGTCAAAAGCATAATGGCATTTCAATTGCGGGGAAATGAAACCCGTAAGAGACTTTTTTAAGAGACTCTTATAACCAATGTCTACATTTTTATAATAGCTCTCAAATAGAGCATCGACAATGGCTTCTGATACCCAACTATGCAGCCTATCTGTACTTTTGATATAATCGCCAGAACAGACGGGACGGTTAACATGTCTAAAATGTTTATCTATAATATCCGTATCAATAGTACGTCCTGTAAGGACGAAAGTGTCAATAGTTGACAAAAATTTACGGAGAGGGTCTATTAACCCATTCATAACAAACATTAGATAGGGAGGACACTTAGTAATAAGACGAACCTTAAGAGCCTCTGAGAGGCCTACAGGTATGATCAAAGGAGTTTCATCTACTGCACGATCAAAACAATAACTGAAGAAACGTGAGTAAGAATCCCTTATTCCAGTGGAATCATAAAGAAGAATATCTGCGATTACCTTTTCACCTTTTAACTCGTCATATGACAGAGACGGTTGAACCGTAAAACGCAGATCCTCAATCTTAATTTTACATCTGAAATATTCGTCATTTAAAAATGTACCCACACAGCCACCTCCCAAACGGGAATTAATATAATTGGCACTAGTGGAAGGTACACGAGGCTTTATAATATCATCTAGATCACAGCGGGCATCTCGAAACAAATCATTGACGTAGTAGTGTATCCTTTCAACAATTTCAGGCACAGGAAGTGCCTTAGGACCACCAAAAATCTCGTCATTATGTTCGAGCACAGCCTCAGCGATACAGTCTTGACCCGGCCGGGGTAACCCCCCTTTCAAGCCGATAAGAACTGAAGTGATTAAGCTCTCAAAATCGAGAGGTCTCTTCTTCCTGAGAGACATAATAAAGCGCGATGCTCTACCAGAGAGCAAAACACCAGGAAAGAGAAGAGGCTCAAAATCCTCATTCTCCTGAAACGACAGACCTGATTGATATCTCCAAAAACTTATTATTAAATATTTAAATGTTTTGTAGATACCCATCGGATCCTCCGGCTTTCGATAGCCAGCATAAGTCGTTGCGAAGTGTCGTATTGTTGTCGAAATATCATAACGATGACAATTAAATCCATAGATAGTATACATGGATACGATGCTTCTAACAGTAAAAAGAATACGTTCATTAACCATTCCTCTATCAACGGGGTCGCCCGAAGTAAATTCTTCGAAATTAGGCAACACACCGGGAATGGGGTTTCCAATAAGCCGTCTAACCTTGGCTTTAGAAGGGGGCTTCACTTTCGCTGGCAATACGCCTTTTCGCGAAGCTTCACTTTCTAACCTCACAGTACGAGGTTTTCCAGACACCTGGCACTTGACATCTACTCCCAGAGGGGGAGGAGTCAAGCCAAGAGCCTGCCCGGTCAGGGGTTCAAAGTTGAACCCGACCGAGGTATGCAGAGTCTTGAGA